CTGTCGGTAGTTGAAACACTGCTCGTGGTTTGTTGGGTAGGAAAGAACAGCTTACGCTCACCAGACTTAATAGTAGCAATAAGCTTATCTTGTTTAATTTTTGCAGCATTATCTGCTTTCCTTATTGTTGTGGCATAAGTAGTTGCTACAATAGCTAATCTATCTTCTGCTTCTTTTGATTGTTTATTTAATCTTTGAACTTCTACTTGTTGTTCTTTATACTCATCAAGGTTACCTTTATAATAACCACCTGCAAATATAATTATACTAAGTAAAATATACGCTATAGCAGACTTCATTACTCCTGCATCTTTCCACGGGTATATGCTTGAGCCGCCATAAATGCTACAACAATAGTAGTCATACCAGCACAGTAAGTAGTTAACAAACCATTTAATGCAGATACTTTATCTAATCCAACATAATCAGAACCAAATAAAACAATTAATAATACAGGAATTACTAAAGCAAAGAACGCCATAATACGTTGTTGATCAGCCATCTTATCCATGTTTTCAATAGTCATCATTCGTTCAGAACGTGATAACTCTTCATCGCTTACAACACCATTATTATTGGTATCAAATTTATTATATTCAGAATCTTTATCTAATTGTTTCATTATTTACCTTTTTGTTCTAGCTCTTGTTTTAATTTCTCAATCTGCCTAAGTGTTTGTTTAGTTTCTTTATTGAGAGCTTCTGTTTTAATTTGTGTGTCATACATTTTAGTTAACACAATACCTGAGAGAGGTAATAATAAAGCAATTAATATACAAGCCATCACCCAACCTAAATATAGCATATCATGTTTTTCCTCTACATACTGAGATACAGGAACCACAGGTGGAGGTACCCAACTAGGAACAGAGTTGCTACTACTAGATATATTGTTATTTTTCTTTGGGTTTCCCGCTGTCTTAATTGCCATAGTTTAACCCTTGCTCTTTGTTCTTCCTCTAACCTAGCTTGCTCTTGCTCTTGCCTGATAACGTCTCTCATCTCAAAGACTTTAGAATACAATGCACCCATCTCTGGAGGAGACTGGTACACCATTGTTTCTCTGATAGTAACTTCAAGAGCAGCCATTTGATCTAGTGCATCTACCCTCTCAAGAGCAGCCTTCATATGATTTTGATCTTTATCATATACATGATTGCTTTTATATTCCATCTCACGGATTATATCAGCCATCTTTTCTTGTATAGTTAAGAACTCAGTAAGATTAGCTATGACACCTGCTCTTACTTTTGTTTCATCTACAGTAACATATTTAGTTTTTTGTTTTGGTTTAGCTTTAGGTGTAGGAGTAACAACATTACTAGCTTTACCAAATAACTTTTCACGAAAGAATGTTATAAGAAATACAAAGATACCTTTAATTTCTTCAACATCTCCCGCTACTTCGTCATAAGACTCTTTTATTTCAACAAAAGATTCTTTAGTTTGTTTGTATAACTCACAACCTTCTTTAATAGCGTTGACACATTGGTACGCACCCATGAGTAAAAGACTGATTGGTTCAATTTCACATTCCTAGTAAATGTTTAAAGAATTCAGCAGCAGTACCTGGGCCAAGTAATACACATAACATTACTCCATAGAGTAAGTATTCAATCTTGGTGATACGCATACTGGCCATTTGTAAGCTGGTAGATATAGCATTGTAACGTTCAGCACATACTTGTTCGTGAGAATTAAGTCGTGCTTCTGTTTCTGTTATTAATTTATCAGACATCGTTTACCTCATCTGCTGGTACTGAGACTTCAGTCGAAGCCTTTTCTGGTGTGTTGCCTTCAGCAAGCCAAGCAAGATAGGCTTGATAGTCGGTGTTGGCGGGGTCAAATGGGATGCAAGCACCGTCATTACGAAATACTGCACCGCCTCTAGATGTAAGTTTGTATGTGTTATTCATTTTATAGTTCCGCAGTAAGAACACCATTAAATGCAATTCTGACGGTTAATGACCAATTACCGCTAACATTATATATAATAACTTTTTTGTTATTACCGACTTCAAAAGCAGGTGTTCCATTATTTCCACTTGAAGCAGTAAATGTTGCGCCAGATGTAAGAGTTGGGGTTGCTCGCATTTCTACTGGAAAGCTAACAGTATTATTATAAGAATCACCAGCTGTCCATGTGTAGCTCATTGGATAGCCAGACCCGCTTGCAAAACAATACCGCTGACACAAAGCCAGCTCAGTGCCATACGGGCGGTAGTCAAAGCTCGTTGCTGTTGAGCCTTTCTCAAGCTGGACACCTGTGACGTAGAAAGTTGCGCCGTTTGTGCCGACTACGCTGGTTGCGCCTGTGGCTGAGAAGTATCCAGCCGCAGCCCAAGCGCCAGCAGTACCGCTAAGTGTAGAGCCAACACCTAAACCCAAAAACACAAACAGCCCAACACCATTTGTTGTCAACCATGTTCCTGATGTATCACCAGCAACAGTGATAGTTTTTTGTTCCCAAGTATTTGCAACTGAAATTGTGTAAGTAAATGGGTAGCTTCTAGTTTGTGCAGAATTTACTAAAGAACCTCCAAAAGTACCAGTTAAACTTGAGCGCACCCAAAATGATAACGTTACTATTGAAGCATTAGCAGTCCCCCACCCGAAGTCAGCAACATTAAAGCCTTCAATTTTTTGACGAATAAAAAATTGTTCAGCCGCTCCTACGGTATACGCCGAAGAAGATGTAATTCCTAAATAATTTACAAACCCAGCAGGAGGTGTTACAGAGCCAGCGTTTTGTTGGCCTGTAAATTTTGATGTAACAGTGCCTGAAATAATCCATCTATCAACAGGGAATAAATCGGCAGTAGTTTGGGTAACACTCGCCCCCGCATTCCTCTGGTCTATGACCATTGCGCCATTGATGATGCGGTTTTTAAATCCTGTGTATTGGGCTGTGGAACTCAGCAGCCCTTGATCGACTTGTGTCAGTGCCATTATGTGTTCTCCTCTGCGGGTACTGAAACTTCAGTTGAAGCATCTAGTGGTGTGTTGCCTTCAGCCACCCAAGCAAGATAGGCTTGGTAGTCGGTGTTGCCTTCAGCAAATGGAATGCCTAGAATTACATCACCATCCATCTTGGTAATGCATTGCGGCAGGTTGCCCTTTTCATCTACTGGTGGAAGTTTGTATGTGACCATTTATAGCTCCGAACTAAATTGAAGTGTGCCAGTGCCATACGAATAGCCCATTAAACCATTTGCTGATGCACCTGCGCCAGTTGTAGTGAATGTAATGATTGAGCCATCAACATCATTGTTGACAGATGAATAAGTTATGTTAGTAGCGTCCGCAACAGTTGCAGAATAAATACCAATTGTTCCTGTTTTTGCAATGGCTGGAGCAGACCGCATAGTTACAGAATGTTTTACTGAAAGTCTTACGCCGCTTCCAGCGGTGTACCAGAGAGCAGGATAACCATTAGCTCCAGTACATTGCCAGTAATACCGCTGACACAGTTGCAACTCAACACCATACGATCTGTTTTCAAACGATGTGGCTGTGCTGCCTTTTTCTAGTTGAACGCCTGTGATGTAGAAGGTTGCAGAGTTGGTGGAGACAACGCTTACTGCTCCTGTAACTGACTCTAAATCGCTTCCTACCCAAGCACCAGCAGTTCCATTTCCGTATGTAGAGCCATAACCCAAGGCAAAGCCAACATTAATACCAATACCATTATTTGTTAACCATGTTCCAGTGGTATCACCCGCAATAGTTACAGACTTTTGTTCCCATGTGTTAGCTGCTGAAATTGTGTAACTAAATGGATAGCATCTTGTAGAACCACTATTTCTTAAAGCCCCACCAAAAGTACCTGTCAAAGAACTGCGAACCCAAAAAGAAAGAGTTACGGTAGATGCTCCAGCCGCACCAAACCCCAAATCTGCAACATTAAAACCCTCAATTATTTGATTTACACTAAAAAAATCTCCAGCCCCAATAGTGACATTGGCTGATGCGCCGACTGTAATACCTAAATAATTTTTAAATCCTGATGGTGGAGTAACAGAACCAGCATTTTGCTGAATGGTTACCTTTGATGCTTGAGAAGCGGCATATAACCACCTATCAAGTGTGTAAGCACCGCTTGCTGGAGTAACACTCGCCCCCGCATTCCTCTGGTCAATAACCATTGAGCCGTTAATTATTTTGTTGCGGAAGGTTGTGTTGTTCGATCCGCCTTGTGCAATATTTACTGCGTATGTCATAATTGTTTACTCGTAAAGAATGTTGATTGAACCAGCGTCAAAGGTGGAGATGATCCACCACCCCATAAAATTGACCCTGTATCAGAACGACCTGCTACAAAAGAAAATACATAGACATTTCCGCTTAACAAACATATTTCTGCTTTACCATGAAAAACAGCGGTAGCAGACCAACTATTTGTTAAAGAAAATCCTGTTGTTGATGTTGAAGCGCCCAATGTTGGTCCAATACCACCTGAACCCAAATAACCTGTTGTAGTTACGCTTCCAGACCCAATTTGCAGTTGAGGTGGTGATGTTCCGCTTGTACTCACACCATTAAACATCACAGTAATCCGCTTCACCCAAGACGGTATGCTTGTAAAGTCGATGCTAGTGCCAGATGTGCTTGCAACAGCAGTACCAGAGGTAAGAACACCTACACCAGTAGGAGTACCGCTAATTGTTGGACTTGAAATTGTTGGTGAAGTTAAAGTAGGTGTAGTTAAAGTTAATCCAGAACTTAAATAAGATGAATTAATAGAATTACTAATTGCAGGAATAGCATTCAATACTGAGCTTACATAAAAGCTTTCAGTAACAACTGTATCTCCTGTAGTACAACCATTGTTTAAAACAACCGTAATACCATCACTAGCAGTATAGTCTGCTG